CGAAATACAGGCAAAATTAAAGGCACCCAAAGGCCAATTCAATTCATTTGGGAAATACCATTACAGATCAGCCGAAGATATTTTGGAGGCAGTCAAAAAGGTTGTGAATCCAATGGGGTTTTCAATCACATTAACTGATTCAGTTGGTGAAGTTGGTGGCCGTATTTATGTTCAATCAATTGCAACATTATACAACGGAGAATTGGAATATCAGGCAACAGGATTTGCACGTGAAGAAGAAACCAAAAAGGGAATGGATGGATCGCAGATTACAGGGGCCGCATCGAGTTACGCAAGAAAGTATGCATTAAACGGTTTATTTGCCATCGATGATACAAAGGATTCAGATGCAACAAATGATCACGGCAAATCGCAGGAATCAAAGCCACAGGCCAAAACAGGAATGCCGGCACCATCGCAATTTGATATTGAGTTCAAAGAATTGATTTCAGATGTTAAAAGTGTGATTGCAATTGGTGAATTGAAGGGCATTTGGGAAAAATTAACCGATGAGGCAAAAACCAATAAAGAAATTCAGCAATTATTTAACCACAGAAAAGCAGAATTAACAATCAAATAATCAAACAACCTATGAAAAACGAATTGATGGCCGTTGATGGCCAAATTCTAGAATTGAGCAAAAAAGAAATCACGCAGATGGCCGAATCATTTATGGCCAATGCAGATTCAATCAACACGGTAAAATTGGCGGCACAATTGGCCAAATTTCAATTGTTAGCATCCGAAATGGACAAACACATTAAGGAGCATTTATTTGTCGATTTGCGCCAAAATAAGGACAGCAAATTGTCGGCATACGGTGTGGACTTTTCAGAAATGGAGGGTGGTGTAAAATACGACTATTCTGAAACCGAATCATGGTGCAAATTGCAATTTGAAATCGACCGGTTAAAAGACAAACAAAAAGAAATTGAGGCATTTTGTAAGGCATTGAAATCAAAGGTTTCTATATTGGATGAGGAAACAGGTGAGTTGGCTGATTTTTACCCACCATCGAAATCATCGACAACCACAATCAAAAAAGTAATTAAATAAACAATCTAAATAAAAAAATCACATGGCACGTTTAGTAAGCATTAAAATTGACCTTTCAAAAATCGACAAATCACGCATCTTTGAAAGCCAAAAGACAGGGGCAAAGTATTTGGATATTACAGGTGTATTGACCGACACACCTGATCAATACGAAAACAATGGATTTGTAAAACAGAACACTACAAAGGAGGAACGTGAGGCAGGGGTAAAATTGCCAATTATCGGGAATTTTAAATTGTTGAAAATTTTAAATGATCCGGGCGCACCTGTTTCGGCACAGCCAATCCAACGTGAAGTGAATCCAATTGAAACCGATGAATTACCATTCTGATGCGCAAAATTGTTGATAGTTACACCACAAGGCACGGAGAATTGAAGGCAATATATTCCGTTGCAACGGCAAATTTAAAGCACAGGGATGTGGAAATTGGGGCCGTGTATGAACTTGAATACCGTTTAGGAAATCAGGTTATGTTTTTAAAATCCGAATTGGATCACGCAACAGATGGGAACCGGACATTGTTTTTTAAACATCCGGATTCTGAACGCAGATTGATTGGAATCCCTATTATGTCAATCATTAGATACGTAAAGAAATGAGCATAGAGGACAAAATAAATTTGGTATTTTATTGGACTTGCGCACAAATGTTTTTCACGATATTAGGTGCGATTTTAAACATGGTTAAAAATGAAAAAAACAAATGAATTAGGATATACGTTCAATCAGGTTTGGTCGCATATCGCCAAAGAATTAGAAAATAATTTAGAAAAATTAAATAAAATTCAACCTAAACAACATAAATATGATAACGTTTCAGCAATACGACCAAAGCAACAAACACATTTATGAGTTGTACAAAATGATTGCTTTTAAAATGGCAAAGGAAGGGCGCAGGCAGATTGGATCAAAGTACATATTTGAGCAAATGCGTTACGAATACACATTCCGAAGTAATAACGATCCATTTAAGGTGAACAACAATTTTGCACCGATGTATGCCCGGAAATTTGTTTTAGAGCATCCACAATATGGCAACCTGTTTAAATTTAAGCCATTAAAGAATGCAATATTGATTTAATCATTATATTTGTAATGTAATCAGCGAAAGGGGTGAGAGTCTTTCGGTGATTAATTGGGTTTAAAAACCACAAAGCCGGTCTGTTCTCTCACACAGCCGGCTTTTTTTATTTTCAAATGAGCAAATTGATAATCAAAACCAAATATTCGGTCATTCCGAATGACTTGGTGAATAGTGATCAAATATCACTAAAAGCAAAGGGGCTATTTGCCTATATTCAATCAAAACCGGATGGGTGGGATTTTAGTGCTGAAAGGATCGCAAATCACATAAAAGAAGGATTGCAATCTGTTTCATCAGCATTGAAAGAATTGGAAAATGCAGGCTATTTAATCAGGCAAAAACAACAAAACGAATGGGGCCATTGGGAAATTGAATATGTATTGAATGAAATCCCTACCATTGAAAACCCTGCACACGGAAACCCGGTGTCCGGAAACCCAACGTTCGGAAACCCGATGCCCGGAAAACACACAAACAATAGAAAGCAATTAAATACAAAACAAGACTATAAAGAAATAATAAAAACACGGAGGGATGAGATTTTTGATTTGTGGTTTAAATACAAAGCAGAAAAGAAACAAAAATACACCGAATCAGGTAAGATTGCATTATTGAAAAAATGGGATCACATAACTGATGATCAATTAGAAGATTTTATCAATCATTCAATGGCCAATAATTATTCAGGTATATTTGAAAAATCAGTAAATGTCAACAACAATGGAAATTCAACCGGTGAAAAACTTGGCACAAGTGCCGCAAGAATGGAGGCCCTCAGAAATTGGTAAGGGAACAGCCAATTTGATCATTAAGGCACAAAGCACAGGAAACATCCGTACACGGCACGAAAATGATTTGAAACAGGTATTGCGTATGGCAATGCTTATGGTTGGATTACGTGGATCAAATATGCCGACAGATGAGGAAAAATATGTTTTATTGGCCTTTATAAAATCGAACTACGGCAACCAAACACCGGAGGAAATAGCCATTGCATTTGAAATGGCAGTTGCAGGCAAATTAAATACAGATTGCAAATGTTATGAGAATTTTTCCTGTGAATATTTTGGCAGGATCATGAATGCATACATTGAATATGCAAGGCAGGAAACAAAGAATGTAAAAAAGCCTGAACCCGAAACAATCAAATCGGTTCCAACCAATGATGAATTGAAAGCATCGGCAATTGAAAACGTAAATTTATACGTGAAAAGAATCAAATTATGCGAAAATTCACGTGAAAAGTTTGAATGGGCAACAGGTGGATTGGGATTTCTTTATGACTATTTAGTCAAATTTGGAATTTGGAAATGCCCGGATCAAGAACGCAATGAAATAAAAGCACGTTTGAGGCCGAAATTTACCGATGACAAATTGTTTGATGCTGAATGCAAATCTGAGGCATACAAATTGTTTTGCCATCAATTAGCGGAAATGGATTTACAATTGGATGAAAACGGACAAATAATTTAAACTATGGAAAACAATGAAATCGAATTATATTCAAAACTGATGATTCTTTATAATTCAATAAATAAGTACAATAGCTATACAATTAGCCTTTCTATAAATTGTTTTGATTTTGATGACTTAAAAAATAGCCAATATTTTGACCGTTTATTTAAAATTGAAACAAACGCAAAAGGCGAAACATTGATAAATGGTATATTATTATTGACATCGCCATTGTGTCCCAAAGGAACATTTTATTTACAACAAAAAATTTAACCTAAACCAATAACGGACATATGAAAAAGAATTTGATTTTAAGCGCAGTTTTAATCACGATTGGATCAATTGTATGTATTGCAATTAATCAGGTCAGAAAACAAAGAAACGGTGGCAAAAAACAAGTAATTGCCAAACGTTCGGAATTTAGTCAGGCATTTATGATTGATACATTTGAACCAATTGAGGATTTTGAAATGATTTACTTTGATGAAAATAGGGGATTGGTTCAAATTAAAACAAAACGATAATGAGAAAATACAGAATAGTTGAATTGAGATTTGGATTTTATCCGCAAGAAAAATGGTTGTTTTGTTGGAAATATATAGATAATCTTCACGGAGGTTATATTTGGGGCGAAAAAAACAAGGCTCAATCAAAATGCGATACACTTACTTATGCAAAGTATTGTATTGAAAGAAGAAAAGAATGGTTGAATAATGGAGATACTTATCCTATTTATCACGAAATAAAATGAGAAACGAACACGAACATCGGTTGCAGACAGTATTGGCCAAATATCTTGATTTAAACAATTACACGTTTTTTGCCATTCCAAACGGTGGATGGAGAAACAAAGCAGTTGCCGCCAAATTAAAGGCTGAGGGAGTGAAAGCCGGTGTGGCTGATTTACTGATTCTATTGCCAAACCAAACGTTTCACGGTCTATTTGTGGAGGTCAAAATCAAGGGCAATTCACAGCAACCAAATCAAAAGATATTTGAACAGAAAGCAAGGGATTGCGGATATGAATACCTGATTGTGCGATCATTGGATGAGTTGATTGAAAAGCTAAAATACTATGAGGCGCAAAGATTTGTGGAACAGGACAAAATTAGTGCCGCATATCGGTCAGGATACATTGATGGAAAACTTGAAAACCAAATGACAATACGATGAACAAAAACAGACAAAAGGCCATCGAATGGGCCAATGAAAGAATTGCAGATCCAAATTTTAGTGAACAGCCAATCCGGGTGAATGCATGGGAACTGATTCACAATCCAAAATTGTTTCTTGAAACCTGTGTGGCCCGGCTAACCTACGGATCAGAAAGGGAAAAAATTGTAGTTTATAACCGTGTGCGAAATTTTAAAATGTTCTACAATGGAAATTTTAAATGATGATGAAATATTTGTGCATGGTGACATCAAATGTTCCGATCCATTAACACGAGAGGAAGCAAGTGAATTGATTCAAGAAATACAGGAATTGATGATATTTCATAAAATTGTAAAAATTGAATTGTGTATTGATCCATACAAATTTCCACGTGAATTATTAGACATAGGCAAACCATAAAAATACAAGGCAATAAATACCCGGAATTAACAAAATAACAAACCGATGAAAACTACAAAAGACAAAATACGTTTATTAACATTTTTTGCATTGTGCCAAAATATGTTGGATTTTATTGATGGATCATGGCACGGCCATCCGGCAAATAAACAGGCCGTGAAAATGGTGACAAAACAAATGGTCAGGGAGTTGGAAAAAACAATGGCCGTATTATTCCCGGCAAACAGAAACGATGATACTGAATTGCCTGATGCGTTGGATACATTCCAAAATGCCTGCACAGCAATGGAGTCATTTTTTATGCTCGGGATGGAAATGGATTTGATGGATCAAACAAAGAAAGATTCATTGAATACACAGATTAATATTTTGCTGAAATCCTATGGGATTGATACTTGGGAAAAACCAATGTCAAACCTATGGAAAGATTAATTAATTTTGTTGCGCAGTTGGGTGATGAATAACTGCCGGATCAAAAGCACATATTTACCTAATCAATATTTTATGACAAATGAGAGCCGTGAAATGGTGGATCATCCGCAACATTATCAATCTGTTGGAGGCATCGAGGCAATTGATGTGATTGAATCATTCAATTTGGGTTTCAATTTAGGGAACGCAATCAAATACGTTTTAAGAGCAGACAATAAAGGCAATAAGAAACAGGACTTGGAAAAGGCCGTGTGGTATATTAACCGGGAATTGTCAAAATTCAAAGGATAATGGATGCTAATCATTTAGTCACAATGGGTTGGTGGGTTGGAGGGGTTGAGTGCGTGTTTATATTAGTAATGATCAGTTTAATTTTTGATGAAAAAAACAGGTTGAAATGATAGAGGAAATAAACATCAAATTAGTCATTCCACATCCAAACAATCCCCGATTGATTAAGGATGACAAATTTAAAAAGTTGGTGCAATCCATTAAGGATTTCCCTGAAATGCTACAATTACGGCCAATTGTTGTTGATGACAATATGATTGTATTGGGTGGAAATATGCGATTGCGTGCCTGTATTGAAGCCGGTTTGAAACGTGTGCCGATCATTAAGGCATCAGCTTTGACAGCCGAACAACAGAAACGGTTTATAATTGTGGATAATGCCGGATTTGGTGAATGGGATTGGGATGTATTGGCCAATCAATGGGAGATGGATGATTTGACTGAATGGGGGGTTGATTTGCCTGTTTATAAGGAATTGGGATTTGAATTGCCTGTTGATACAACGGCTGATTCAAAGGATCAATATATCATTGAGGTGGTTTTTGAATCTGAGGAACAAAGGCAAATGGCATACAATCATTTCATTGAAAATGGTTTAAATTGCAGACTAAAAAAATAGAATATGGCGGTGAATGCACGTGTGACAAAGTTGAATAAAAAACGGATGTTGGATGCCCTTGAAAAATCATTGGGCATTGTGACCACAGCATCGAAGGCAACAGAAATTCCACGTTCGGTGCATTATGAGTGGATGCAAAAGGATCCAGAATATCGTGAAGCGGTGGAGGCATTGGCCGACATGACATTGGATTTTG